GGCTACCGTACAGCCAGCCAACGACATCTTGAACGGGGTGGAGTTCGTGCTGAAGGACCCGATCACCGGAGCCGTCAAGACCCTCACGGACGCGGACCTGATCACGCCCTCGAACCCCACGGGTGAATACTTCATCGGCGTGTACGCGAAAAACAACACGGGCGGTTGGGCCGCTTGCGGGGAGCCCAACGGGACGTTGCCCAACACGCAAGGCAACAGCTACTGCCTGAACAGCTCCTTCACGTCTCCGGAAACCCAGCAGTGGGCGGTCAACACGGGTAACACCCGCCAGTGCTTCGAGCATTTTGTGGCCACCAACCCGGTCCAAGCCTTCGTGTTCAAGCCCACGGAGCAGTTTGCCAACGACCTCGCAACCCAGCTGGGCGAAGTCCCGCCGGAGCTGATTCTGCCCCCGGCGGTGTACGGGGTTCAAGGCCGGGAGTTCAACCTGTACTTCGACAACGTGGTTTTGGGCTCCGCCTGGGACTACAACGTGGATGTGAGCTCGGTGGGCTCTGTGGGTTACCACCTGGATGAGTGCTGGCGCTGGACTCCGACCGGGGCCGTGACTTCCGGCAACTTGACCATGTCCCTCTCGGGCCGCGCCTCCGGAAAGCAGCTGGTGTCGGGCGTGACGGCTCAACGCTCCGCCGCGTCCTCCGCCGGTTCGGGAACGAACAAGAAAATTGTTTACATCGGAGACAGCCTGATCAACGCGGGCGTGATCACCCAGACCCTCCTGGACATCGCCGCCACGGACGTTATGGGCGTGACGCTGTATGGGCTTCGCGGTTCCGGAGCAAACAAGCACGAAGGACGCGGGGGCTGGTCCATTCCGGATTACTCCACTTATGGGCGGACCGCCTATCAGTTCACGGTGAGCGGGCTGACCACGGTCCCGACCAACGGTGCGACCTACACACACAACGGTTCAACCTACACGGTGGAGTGGACCAACATCACTTCCGGCTCCGGGACCATCACCGCCTTCCTCACTACCGGGACGGCTACCCCGTTGGCCACCGGCACGCTGACCAAGACCGGCGGAACGGGCGACAGCAGCATCACGTTCGCCGCCTCCGCCGCCGTGTCGGGCAACCCGTTCTGGATTGGTGGGCAGGTGAACTTCGCGGGCTACCTGTCCGCCTTCGGCTTCCCGACTCCGGACTGGGTGTTCATCGCCCTGGGCATCAATGACGTGTTCGGTCAGTCCTCGGACGCCGCCGCCGCTTCCTTGGCCCAATCCCGGTTCCTCCAGCTGGAAACCCTGATCACGTCGATCAAGGCCGCGAACGCGAACACCCGCGTGGGCATCGTCATCCCGACTCCGCCCACGTCCTCGCAGGATGCCTTCGGCTTCAACTACACGACCGGGCAGACCCGTTGGCGCAACAAGCGCAACGTGCTGATCTGGGGCCGGGAGTTGATTGCCAAGTTCCAGAACCGGGAGGCTGACCGCATCTATGTGGTGCCCTCGAACACGGCCCTGGACACAGTGAACAACTATGACCGGAGCGCCGCCGCGCCGGTGAACTCCCGCGCAACCTCCGTCCTGGTCTCCCGTCAAAACAACGGGGTGCACCCGGGGGCTACGGGATATCAACAAATTGGCGATGCGGTCTGGGCCTTCCTGAAATACTTTGCCTGATCGGAGGGCTGAATCATGACGGGTGTGTTTGACAACGCGCTGGAACGGCGGTTCACGGACTCCCCGGTGTTGGTTCTGGCAAACGTGGACGGGGTGGATGTCCTCCTCATCCACAACGGGGCGGACGGGTTGGTGTACCGGATTCAGGCCAGCGTGCTGGCTTCCTTCATCAACGCCGCCCAACAGACGGCTCTGAACGCGAAGGCTAACAAGGCCGGGGAGACGTTCACCGGACCAGTGGTGCTAAACTACGCCACCCCGCTGTTCACGGCTTGGAACGCCTCCGCCACGAGTTGGGGAGGGTATGAGTGGAAGCAGGGAAGCTCCCTGGACGCGGAGTTCAAGCAGTACGCCGCTACCGGAGAACTCCGCCTGAGCACGGGCCGGAACTCCTCCTGGGGCGGGCACTTCACGTTGTACGTGGACACGTCAAAGGTCTGGGAGGTCCGCCAACCACGATCACGCTACAGACCGGGGTGAAACTCGGTTTGGGCACCACCCCTTCGCAACTCCTGGACGTGAATGAGGACCGCATCCGCGTGCGCACGTCAAAGACTCCTGCCAGCGCCTCCGCTACGGGAAACGCCGGACAGATTGCTTGGAATGCCAATTATGTGTATGTCTGCGTGGCCAGCAATACTTGGAAACGATCAACTCTAACAACATGGTAATTATTATGGATCAGAACTTATTCAACATTGTAATTGGCGTTTCAGGGGCTTTGGGCGGCTGGTGGATGAAAGCTATGTGGGAAGGGCTGAAGGATCTTCAAAAGGCTGATCAACAGTTGACTCATGAAGTGGCTCAATTGCAAATACTATTGGCTGGTCAATACATGCGTCGCGAAGAGTTTGAAAGAACTAGTCAAGCGATATTTGTTAAACTCGACAGAATCGAGGATAAACTCGATGGAAAGGCAGACAAATGATAAATTCTCGTAAAATTGAAGACTTACACCCGAAGGTGCAAGCCATGGCCTCCGCCTTCATTGCGAAGTGCAAGGCTAATGGCATCGACGTGCTCATCACGTCTACGTATCGTGACTTGGAATCTCAACAAGCTTTGTATGATCAAGGCCGTTCGATTGCTTCCAAGGCGCGAGGTGAAAAGATTGTCACCAATGCGAAAGCTGGACAATCTTTTCATAACTGGCGAGTGGCTTTTGACTTCGTACCGATTGTCTGTGGTAAAGCGTGCTGGAATGACACCTCTGTATTCGAGCGCTGTGGAGCTATTGCAGAGTCTGTCGGCTTGGAATGGGCTGGTCGCTGGAAGACATTCAAGGAGTTAGCTCACTGCCAATATACAGGTGGTTTGAAGCTGGCTGATTTTCAATCTGGAAAGACTTTAGGAGCTTGATATGGACTGGAAAAGTATCGTTAAATCCGTGGCACCTGTTCTAGGCACTGCATTGGGTGGACCTCTTGCAGGCACTGCCATCAAGGTTCTGGGAGAAGCAGTCCTTGGTGACAGTGAAGCTACAGAGAATCAGGTGCAAGAGGCGTTGTTGAAAGGTCTCAACCCTGATGCGCTGGTCAAACTGAAAGAAGCTGACCAATCCTTCGCTGTCCGAATGAAGGAACTGGACATCGATGTGGCTAAGCTGCAACTCAGCGAAAAGAACATGTACGTGTCTGATACCCAGGATGCTCGCAAATACAAGGATGACAAAGTCTTCTGGCTTGGTGTCATAATCTTGTGTACCTTCGCCGGAGTCATGTGCGCTGCACTGTTTGGTTCATATGCCTTGCTGACTGGTAACCTTCCGATCAGGGATGCATCGGTCGTCGGTATGGTGTCCGGCTTTGTCGGTACCATCATAGGCTACGCCGCTGCCAATGCTCAGCAAGTTGTCGGGTTCTTCTTCGGTTCATCAGCCGGAAGTTCCAAGAAGACAGATGCTATCAGCGACGCATTTGTGAACATGACGGAGAAGGTTAAGTAAGACCTAGTTTCCATGGTAGTTGCCTCCCACTGTGGCTTGATTGCCACTTTAACGGCTACAGAGCAATCTGTAGCCGTCTTTTTATTTACAGTACTAAAGTGCGCACACCTGCGCTAAAAGTAGCGCTCCGAATGCGCTCTGAAGCATTAAAAAATAAGTAGTTAATATATAACTATGTACTTACTATTTTGAAACTGAACCAGAGCGTACGTTCAGAGCGCAAAATAGCGCTCTGGGCGCTCTAAATAGAAAAGGGACCCGTAGGTCCCTTTTAACGCTCTGAAGAGTCTTACTTCAGGTTGAGGTTGTAAGTCTTGTTGATCAACTTCAACTGTTTCATTTGATGGACCGCATCATCGACTGCATTGTGATGAGTACCTTCACGTTTGAGTTCCACTGGGAAACAATTCTTCAGGGTACGGAAGCAGCGATTCTTGTAGTACTTCCACGGCAGCTTCTGACCAACGGCTTTGTATGCAGTTGCCAGAATCACGTTGTCAAAGTCTGCACCGTTACCCCACACGCCTTCAGGGTCATGCTCTTGCACCCAAGCGCCGAACAGTTTCAGTGCACTTTCAAGACTCGAACCTTGCTCCTTGAACATCGCACGAGCCTCGTCCGATTGCTTGAGCCACCACAACACTGTATCAGGGGACATGGTCAGTCCAGCCTTAACACCGCTATTGGCATCGACAGTGAGATACCAAGTTTCATAGACTTCATCTTTCTCGAAGTCAAACAGTACCGCACCGATAGATACGATACAGGAGGTGCTGGAGTTATCGAGAGTCTCCAAGTCGACCATAATGTGTTTCATGTTATTTCCTGAAAAGTTTTGCACGTTGTTCATGTGCAGTTTGACATTTGAAACAACGAAACCTTCCGGCTTCGCGTCTCGCTACTTCGACTTCCTCACCACAGTCTGTGCAGTGAATTCCGTCAAAATCTGATGGGATACGTTCCCGGCTAGCAACCAGTTTCGCCATCGCACCTAATCGTTCTTGCTCTTCGAGCTCAGATGCGTCATCGAGTACATCCGCACGCATTAGACATCCTCCCGCCAGCGAATAGCGGACGGGTGGAACGGTACCCCGTCATTAGTCAACTGACTGTATTCCACGGTCAGAAGTTTGCCAATGTACTGCTCCTTGTTATGGAGTTGACGTTCTTTTTCTTGCAATGTTCCAGGCGCGCTGGTGCGAAAGACGACGCCATTTTTTGCTTTGAGAACGCAGATGCCCCAACCATCACGACTCGGTTCAATGTCGATGCATTCAAACTCATCGTCATGGAATTTCTTGACTTTGATCAGCGACGAGCTTCGTTTCCCGTCCTCATACTTTCGTCCGTCCAGACGCAGCATAAGTCCCTCGAACCCCGCCCCTCGCACTCTGATCAACTCATCGAACATGGCGTCATTTCCTGTATAGGTCGAGTAGGGCAATACAAGCACTTTGCCGTTTGCCTTTGTATCGACGCCTTCCAGGATGTCCTGTACCTCCTCGTGACGGTCTTTGTAACTGTCGTTGGAGATAAGGTCATAGCAGACAAAGTTGAGCTCTGCCGTACGAGGCTGTTCACGCTTAATCCAGGATGCCAAGGTTTGAAGCGGCTGGCCATGGACATACAGCTCGCCGTCCAGCGTGACGCCTTCGGACACCCTGTCTTTCAACGCTTGCAGAATGTGACGGATGGCAGGAATTTCCTTACCTTGACGCGAGTAGGCGATGAGCTCACCGTCTTGCTTCGTAATAAGGCAGCGATGGCCATCGAGCTTCTTTTGCAGGACAGCGCCAGCATAATTGATCGATGACACCTTGTCAAGCGACTGAGCCAGCATTGGGCGGAGAAGGCCAAGTTGATTAGTGCTACTAGCCAGAGCCTGCTCAACTGTATCCTTGTAACCCTTGTCACGCATGCGCGATACACGTGAATTAATGCGAAGTTTGATTTGCTCATAGATGCTGCGACCTCCTAAGCCTTGTGGTACAAGCTCCGTGTGGGTAACTTCACTTCCACCCATGACAGTAGCATGGGCGATGTGAATAGTTTGGTCCACACTCCAGATACGCCACGTGCCAATGCCGCCGACGTTTTTGCGATACAGTGTTATCATCTGTCGCTTCTCACTTTCTCGCGCAGTTCACGATAGCCGTTTTCAATACGTTGATCACGTTGTCGATCACGCTCTCTACGCTCTTCTCTTTGCTCTCGTAACCATTTTGATTCTTTACAGTCATTGCACACATATCGGCCCTCACCGACGTATGTCGCCTTGTCTGCCGCGTGGGCGCTGCTGGCTATGAGCAGCGCGGCTATTAAGTATTTCATGTTGACACCTCGTAAGAAAAGGGCCGAAGCCCTTTGGTTAAGCCTGAACGCGCTCAACGTACTCGCTTTTAGGCGTATACGGAAAAGTGATAGGTTGTGCGCTTTCAGCAGATGTGAAGTGGGTCTTATACTTTTCACCGGATTCGGGATCGGTGTACCATTCCCAAAAAACGATCGCGTTGATGTCGTAGGCCTGTCCGTCGAACCGATCAGCCTGCTTGAACACACGACTGCAACGCTTGTTCTGGAATACACCTTGGGACACTTCGACCCATTCATGATCTTCACCCGTCACTGGTACCAATGGTTCAAACGATGCCAACCGCTTGAACAGGCTAATTGCGTAAGGGGCTGTCATGCCAGAATGTCCGTGACTGCTGAACAACTTCAGCAAATCGAGTACTTGAGAGCATATTAAGCCTTGCATCTCGTCTTTGAACGTACCATCGGGATTAGTCCATCCTGCAGCCAAGAACTCCGCTTGGGCATGATTTATCATATTGCTCATATTGAGTCTCCTTCAGTTATCGCTGCACGCGCTGCATCAATGCGATGTAGCCTGCAGTATCGACTTGTGAGTCGTGGTGCGTGGGGTCGTTGATGAGACGAGCCATCTTGACTTGAATCATCATCTGACACACATCGTCCATCGTCACTTCGCCGTTGAAGTTGTATTTGTGACGAAGGTGCACCGTCCAAAAATCTGCAATCGCTTGCAGGTTCTTGCCAGGAGCACCGTACGTCTGCTCGCGATCGCCGTAGATGATTTGTTCCGCTTCTTGCAGAACGTTTTGGGGAGGGGTGGGTTTCTTGGTAGCCATGACAGTCCTTTCAGTTAAAGTGATCGCTCTGATTCGTTCTCATTTTAGCAGCTTATATCTACATATTAACTACTAGCGTGTGAGCGCATCAGAGCGGCGTGTGAGCGTCCTACTTATGTCGGTTGAACAAGTAAAAGCTCTTTTCTAGTGTATTGCACCCAGTCACGACCGGATGCAACCCACAAGTCTTTTGCGTCAGAGTGCGGATACTCTTCCAAAAATACGATACGTCTGCACGATGTATTCAGAAAAAGTTTCGTACACGTGATGCATGGAGAAGCTGTGACATAAGCCGTATCAATCTGGTAAACGTCACGACATTGCAACAATGCGTTTTGTTCACCGTGAAGGGCTTGGCACTTATCCAGACCTTGACCTGACGGAAGACCTGCACCAGGGCAAGGTGAATCGATACAGTGAGTTTGGCCGGCTGCAACACCGTTGTATCCTGTTGCCAGGACATGTCCACGAGTATTGATCAGCACGGAGCCAACCTTACGACGTGGGCACGTTGCACGACTGGCGACAAGAACAGCCATCGACATGAAGTATGTATCAAGGTCTGGACGCATGTTATTCTCCAATCAGCCAGTTGCCGAGCTTGCCAGCACGCTCGAGGTTTTTACCACGAGATGCGGCGATGAACAAGGCTTCAGACACTGTATCTGGCCAAGGCATGTCAATGGTCGTAAATTCATCGTCACCCTTTTCGATGATTTTGGAAACCATCTCAAAGTGGCGAGAGTAAATGTGACTTGACATGGCGGTGATTTTCATATCACCAATTTCCAGATTTGGATACATGCCTTTGAGAGCGGCGTACACCAGTCGGTATAGAAAACTGAAAGTGGGGATGTCAGTTCCAAGGCCGAACACTTGGTCGCTAGACCGCATGTGCACTGACATATTGAGTCGACCGTTACGGATACGGAAGCCAACTGATTCAGTGCACACTGTATCAATGGTCTCAGGAGTCATGTGCTCCTTGGACAGCATTGGGATAACTGCTCGACGGCTGTCAACATCTCGCAGGAGTTCAGAAACAACAGAGAAGAATCCTTGCTGTTCACCGAACCAGTACTGGCCGTAGTTGCTGTTGAAGGTTCCGTCAGGGTTCTGAACAGTCTCCCACATCTTGGCGTGAGCCTTGATAGACTCATCGAACTTGTTGGCGGTCAGTTTCCACAACATCTCTTTCTTGAAGTAGTCGACGTTGTAGTTACGAGCCGCAAACGCCATGAATGGAAACAGAGGACTGACAGTAATCTGCAAGTCCTCAATCTCCACAATCTCATAGCCACGAGGTTTAACGACCGTACCGTGAGTCATGGTACGATCGAACATTTCTAGCCACGTTTTGGCGTTTGCAAAAGCTGCAATTTGGTTAGACATTTCTTCCATTCTCCAATCATGAATTGAGCATCTACCGCTTGTTGAATGATTTTATCATCCGGACAAGTATAATCATACAGCATGTGCGGTAGCTTGTACATAAGCCGATCATATGATTCGAGATATTGGCGAGCGTTAGCCTTTACTCGAGCCAGATGCTCAGGCGTGTCATGAGCTTTGACATTGTGAGTGTCAAAGTCCAAAACCTTTTTGTCCGGTGGACGACAGTACACCAGGAGACAATGTGGCGTATCGAGCATCTGACGCAGATAATCCATGTATCGATTATCAAACACTCGACCCTTGTATACCTGCGAGGAGATACAGGTAATCCGGTCCATCACGATGGGAAGACGCGCATCACGAAGTTGTGATTCCAAAAAGGCCGACTCCTCGCCAAAAGACTTAGGAGCCGGCCCTGGGTGCACAACCTCGAGGCCGAACTTGGCTGCAAGAGTTGACTTACCGCTGTTATCCATACCTTCGAGGATGATCATTGATTAACTCTCCAGAATCGCACCAATGCGTTGCTCAGGGGCCTGCCAGCCTTCAGGCTTGACCGCATCAGCCGCCGAACCGTCACCGCGCTTGGCGTTCACGCCGAGCTTCTTCTCCATGTTGGCTTCATGGACAGCGGTGCAGCAAGCCACGATTTGGTCAGGCGTCAAACCCATCTTGTACAAGATGCCAATGGCGAAATACTGAAGATCGATGAGCGCATCGACTTTGCCAATGAAGTCACCCTTTTCAGCAGCTTCCTTGAATTCGTCAATCTCCTCGTGCAAGCACTTGATAGAGATGTCCAATTCAGCCTGGTTCAGCAGGCCATGAGGGCGTTGGGCGATGTTCAGAACTCGCTGGTTGAATTCAACTACTTGATGTGCGAAAGACATGTTATTTCCTTACGATGATGGTTTTGAAAGCGACGTCAGGAGCTGTTTGACGTTGCATTTTGTGGGTGTGTTTGATTTGCTCCTCACCCAGTACGATCGGCACACCGTGATAGTTGTAGCTCGTGTTAATCAATGGACCAAATTTGTCCAGCAACACGAGTAGATGCTCATCATCCGTGATTTGTGGTCGACACGTGTACACATCCAGATCGGGGTAGTAGTGAGCGCCACCTAAGCACGATTCAGCTTTGCCAGGTTTGAAATTGCGTGTACAAATCATGTATTCCAATGACTTGTGCACCTTGTCACAGTCAACGAACAAGTCGTCAGCCTGAGATTGAGACATGAAAAGCGCAAATGGCATTTCATTGGTTCGGTCGTTGATACGATTGATGGTCGCACCTACGTTCCGATCAGGAATGGCCAAGGTAGACGTATTGCACAACGCCCGAGGACCATACTCCATCGCACCACGGACGAGGTTGACAAAGCCAACACTTTCCAGTTCAGCTTCCAGAAGAGGCAATGCATCTTCCATCGTATCCACGACGACCATCGATTCGTCGTCCGGTTGAAAATCAAGATTCCTGTATCCCCAAAACAAGTGTTCAGGCCACTTCAAATCACCGAAGTAACGCTGATACACACCAAGTCCTGCACCTTGATCGCCTGCAATCGGCATGATGCAAGTGCGACCGCTGACCTTTTCCGCCAGCAGGTTGTTAAGCTTGACATTGTAGAACAAGCCGCCAACCAGCAACAGGTTTTCAGGGTTGTAAACCTTAGCCAAAGCCAAGACGACCGATTCCACCACGTGCTGGACGAAGTAGGAGATGATGCAACGCTTGTCATGAATGTCCACATCACCTGCATCCAGCTCAATCAGCACGTCACCAAGCATTTGCTCGATGTTGGCCTGGATGTTGGGCAGGGCCTCCAGACTGATGAGAGGGTCTGTGCCAGGATGGATTTGATGGCGAAACATCTTGGTCAGCCACTCGTCAGCACACTCAGCCACCAGTTCATCAAGACGTTTGACGTCATAGTTCAGCGCATGGAGATGCACTTCGTATGCCAACATCTTGTATTCGTGATTGTGCATTTTCATGCCGAGGAATGCGGTTGCATACTGATACAGCATGCCAAGCGACTTGTCAAAGCCGAACCAGCGTTCCAGCAAGCGATAACTGCCTTTGTTGACAGCGTAGACAGAGATGCATTCACCTGAAGAACCGAAGCCATCCATCACCAGTGCATGGTACGATGGGGCGAAGTTCTTACCTGCGAAAACCATCGCAGCTTCGAGGTGACTGTCGTGATGACTGAACTGCGAATCCAGTGACAGGATTTCGCCGTCCGGAAACATTTGCTTGATGTAGTCGGGGTCCCAGTACTTGTTCGCAGGCGGGAGTTGATGGTCCAAAAACCAATGCCCCACGCACACTGTCGTATCTGAAGGAAGGTCGTAGCGCAATGCCAGCTCTTTGATTGCATCCTTGGGAAATGCGGAGTCTGACTTCTTGGCAGAAAAGCGTTCCTGCTCGTAACCAGCAATAATCTCACCATCCTGTATCAGGACCGCGGAGCTATTGTGGCCCAAGGTAAGTGCCAATGCTGTTTTCATATTTTCTCCGAAGAGAGGGGCTGAAGCCCCTCGTTTTTACCAGTTGCCCAGAACACTGTCGACTGACTTGCCATCAGCCGCCACCTTCACATCAGTGACTTCACCCTTGGGCTGGTCAATGATGGATGCGTCAGCTTGAGGACGAGCAGTCGCTTGAGCAACCGACGGAAGCGCAGCAGGCTTGTTGTCACCTGAACGGTCTTCCAGCAACGGAGCAGTGGATGCAGCACCGATGTTCCAGTCACGAGCGATGTTGCGTTCGATCGCAGCCTTACCTG